GCTTTTACGCTATCGAAGTCTGGAATATACGCCGTTATCTCATCTCCTATATGTACATCCCGTTCTTCCATAGCTCGTTCTGTTTCCCTTATTCCCCATAGCTGCTGTTTTTGCATGTATTGCCTCCTTTATACGTTTTTGGTATAATAGTTATAGAGATTGTCTACGGGGAATATCCCGGGGAGCAGGTTTGGGAGCCTGCTCTTTTTTATTTATTCATGGCATATTTTTTATTATATTTTACCGCATGTGGGGCGGTTCGTTTTACCCATATTTTATTATTTCATTCCAATATCAAACAAAGAAATTTGGTTATTGTCGCATACATTTGTTTTAGTTTCATCATATTCTCTGAGAATTTTTCTTATCGCACTTATGAAAGGCTTTATACTGATCCCTTCCATTTCACAAACCATTTTGTCAAAATCGAGTTCTTTTTTAAGCCTTATTAAAAATGAACGCCTCGCTTCATTTTCCAATACCGAAGGGTCAATATATTCTTTTTCAATTTCTTCTGGAATATAAATACTTACAGACAGGGAATAGTCATTTTCTTCTACTGTTTCCCGTGATACTGTTTCTATTTTGTCTCCATCTTCAAAAATAATATCTGTAGTAGTTTTATCCTTTTTGAGGACAACAATACATGTTGATATTGAGGTATCTTCAAATGTATTTCCGGGAACATTAACTACTCTATCTATGTAATTATTCTCTACAAACCACTTTCTGACCTTTCCCTCTCTCTGACCTCTGTAAAGGATTCCGGGAAATTCCAGTACAACAGCAATGCCATTATATGAAAGGTGGTGCAGGATATGTAACATAAACGCCCAATCCGCTTTTGAAGGTGGCGGCAGTACGGGAGAACAGGAAAACCGTTCATCTTCTGCTAATTTATCAGGATTCCATTTTACAGAAAACGGAGGATTTGCAACAATACAGTCAAATTTCATTCCCTTGAACCCGTCATCAAGAAGCGTATCGCCTGCATATCCTTTAAAGTTTGGAATATCTATCAATCCAAGTTGTTCATCGTCTAACTCTTGACCGTACTTTTTCACGTTTTCGTGAAATACTCGCAAAAGATTTCCCGCTCCACATGTCGGGTCATATACGGTTTCAGGTTCAAAATTCACATATGACTTTAATTTTTCAGCCAGTTCCGGGGGCGTGTAAAATACCCCGTTATCTTTAAATTCCTGGCGTATATTCTTAATGCTTTTCTGTTTCACGAACCGCCATGCCCCTTTTGTTTTTTACCGTTAATACTATGTACTTTATTCCCTGCCTTTATTTCACGTTCTACCTCGTCATCTGTTGGCATATAAACAATTTCTCTGCTTGATACTTCGATTCTTTTCATAAGAATCTCAAAAGCTTTTCGTGCTGATTCAATCGTCTTGTATTTTCCGAGTATTCCTCCTCTTGTAGACGTTCCGGCAACTGCTTTTATTGTATTTCCGTCTGACGCCATATATATATTTACAATATGCGAAATATTATAAGCGTCATTGTGATCTTTATTTACTACAATCAAATATATTCACCTCACACAATCTGCTTCCCATTCAATATCATATACCTGTTATATGTCTCTATGGTCTTCCGGCGGTATCCCTGGAATAGTTATAGAGATTGGCTACGGGGAGTATCCCGGGGAGCAGGTTTGGGAGCCTGCTCTTTTATTATTTCTTATCTGTTTTTTTACAAGGTCCCTCGTTCGTCCTTGCCACGTACTGCCGATGGGTCAGGCAGTTTAGCTAACAAAAAATGTTCCATAATCAAACCATTTATCTTTTATAATATTTCCAATAATTTTTACCGAGCTTCCTAATCCTTTATGAGCAACCCTTATGTACTTGCCTTTCATTTTCAAAAGCTCAGATTCTTCAACCGTATCCATAATCCGCATGATTGCTTCGCAACCCTTTGCGGAACCACTAAAGAAGTCATCATCTGCCCCGACATATCCTTTTCCTAAGACATAGCCTCCATACACGCATCCGCTTCCTTTCCACTCAAGCGTTAAATCAAGACATAACGATCCATAATTATTCATGTTTAAAGATACGTTTGTAATCTGTGCGTTTTCTATAGTGTACCCACTATCAACAAGAGCTTTCTCTGTCCAGTGTTTCATATTTATAACCTCCAAATGTTTTTTATGCCAGGTTTTGCACCTTGCGCTTGCAGGAGTCGAACCTGTAAGCTCATGGACTCGAACCACTCTGCACCTGGCTGGACGGCCGCCGCCCGATGCTTGTTTAGTTATAACCGCCAAATACTTTCGTCTTCTTCATCCGGTACCTGTATTTTGCAATCTTCCCATTCAGCTCCGCACCTTGCACATACAAGAAAGTCTAGCTCATCTGGGTACGGTACTGCTCTAGTACAATCGCAATATTTGCATTCCCAATGGTACCCTTGCTTCTTTTCGTCCATATTCATTACTCCACCTTATTAAACCTTTCTAAAATATACTCTCTAAAACTCTTCTCCACCTGCTGCCTGGGACACTTCACAGCTCCAGGCGATATCAGTGCTCCCAGCTCCTTACAGTATTCATCTCCGGTCTGTAGGTCTGTTTTTCTTGCTTCACATGTTTCGCAGTTCATTTCTTGTGTTTCTCCCTCCATTCCTTCAGGTATTTCTCCTGCTCTTCATCTTCGGCCGGATCGTGGGGGACGGAAGCACATATAGCCCATCCTGCTGCCGCCACAATTATTCCTGTCACAATAGCAACATAAATCACTCTATTATCTCCTTTCTGATCTCCTTGTCCGTCAGTTCGATCTCCGGTTCAAAATCCCTGCTGAATATCGCCCCGGTATCCGTTATCCGCTCACATTTGAGCCAGCGTTCTGCTTCACGTGGAATTCCGTCTATAACAGTTTTACGCTTCTGCTTGTATTTCTTACCAGGGATTAATTTCTTTTTATCCATTTAATCTTCCTCATCATAAATATAAATCCCTAACTGTTCCCCAAGCCAATCAAGTCCTTCTCGTGTGAGATAAAAGCTTGCATATCCTGTCCTATTACATGTCAAATGTTTTGCATATCCTGCATTCTCAAGTATTGTCCATTCCTCATTATCTTCCTTTGTATAGTAGTAATTGCGATATGGTCTATAAAACTTTCGTGAATGTCGGGTATATGGCTTCTTTCTGCCAAGGCCTACGCAGTGTTTAGCCAGCTTTATGTATCTGTTTTGGTTTAGAAATTCCTTGGATTCTATACTCATTCACCTACATCTCCCTCTCCTATAAGTACTTTCCTTCCCATCGCCGACACCGGAAAGGTAAAGTACTTTTCTTTTTCAAAAACTCCTTCTTCATCCCCCGTTTCTGGGTCGAACCACTGTTCAATCCAGTATGCTTTTACCGCCAGCTTTATATAGCGTGTATTGCTATTCTTTCTGAGTGAAACCACTCTGGCAGGAAGGTATTCCGTTTCTTGGTATCTGTCCAGATCAAGCATAGTCATTGGAAGAGAAGTGATTTTAACACTCACAATATCTCCAATACTGACCGGAAATTCTATTTTACAGGCTGGCATTACTTCACACCGCCTTTCTCGACAATCTCTATCGCTTTTTTCAGTTCAACAGCCTTTTTAGACAAACAATAGTGGTCAATCGAAGGATAGAAATTGTGTGAATTTTTCTTCATTTCCGTAATCACCCTTTCCTTGTCAAAGGCTGTCGGCTCTTTCGCAATCAGGTCATTCACTAATGCACTATAATGTTCTGGCGCAAATTTATTCAGGTTTTCAATTAGACTTTTCCTGCTGATTAAATCATCTCTCATTCTCCGTTCTACGACTTCGTTGTTAGATTCTCCATACACGTGCCAGTCATGACCGTCATCTGGAATTGCCAACTGTACTGTTTTGCAAATGTTCGTGTATGAATATTCTCCAATTTGATACGGCGCAGATAGAACTACGTCAATTACTTTTATTTTTCTACTCATTCCGTTCGCCTGCCCTTCTGTTCCATACCTCTTTTGCTCAACTCTTTCTCTATTCGCTCTTCTGTATATTGTCTTCCGAACTTTCTATACCACCAATAAATCGTATATGGGCTTATAGGTATAGTCTCGCACCATTCAGAAACGCATTTTGTGATTCCGTTTAATGTTAGATATTTTGTATTTCTACGATTTCTTGAATTCTCTTTTGGTGTTACCCATCTGCAATTCTCAGGACAATAGTTACCATCATTATCTATTCTATCTATTTGCAAGCCCTCTTTGTATCCATTGGATAGCGCCCATTCACAAAAATTTTGCGCTGAGTTATTCCATTCCTCGCATACACATATTCCTCTACTTCCATAGTCTTTATATTTTTCTCTATGAGGATTGTTGCATCTATTGCGCATTGTTTCCCATACTAAAAATAGTTTAGGATGAGTAGCGGAAAAACCATGAGCAATATGATTGGGCTTGTCACGCCGAAAAGCAGCTTCTCGCATTTTTGATTTCGCCTCTTCTGAATGAGGTTTCCTTTTTCTTTTCAATTTAATCTCACTCATCTTTCACCCCTCCAAATTCTCATTCACCCACTGAATTACCGGATTGCTCATATCAAGATAGCGATACCATTTAATACCACCGCAACGCTTAATACGATTAAGAACTCTTTCTTTCGTATCCAAATTTTCTTCCAATAACTGAATGATGTATTCTGGATTTCTTCTTAATTTTCTTTCAACGGCTTTTGCATATTCGCTCGGACAAAGGCTTGGCAAATATGGAAGGAAAAGTTGCTCTATTACAAAATCCTCGATTTTTACTACTTCAATCATCTTCGACCTCCATTTCCAGAGCCTGTCCGCAGTTTGAACAATTATTTAATATGCACCCAAATGTTGAATTGTCATATTTTGTTTTCTGGATTTTCCCACATGAAGGGCATTTATAATACGTATGATCAGGATATGAATCCTCAATGCATTTCTTCGGCTTCTGCTTTTCTGTTGCTTTCCGGCATTCTTCCACAGTCCCACACGATTCATAATCACTAATAATCTTGTATGCAGTATTTAGATTATCTTTCTGGTTCCTCACCTGCTCTATGGTTCCAATTTCTTCGTATGCCGCACACTCATCTATCATTTCACCGATAGTCCCGTGTTTCTTAGCAAGATCAATATATTTCTTTGCCCTTGCAAGTTCTTCCAGTGTTCCGAGTTTGCGGTAATTCTGTATTTCTTTTAGCGCCTTAACTGCTTCCTCAATGGCATAATCTTCCGGTTCAGGATATACATATTCATATCCAGAGCAAAATGCAGGAGCACACACCATTTCGGCATAGTCTACTTTTTTATTTTGCATTCCTTTTAAATGTGTAATCGCTTCTTCTGGTTTCATCTACTCTTATCCTCCTTCAAAATTGCCTGTCCGCAATACCTGCAAAACTTATCTTTCTCATCTAATAAATGATTGCAGTCAGGACACCGGTATTCATCTATCACACACGGTTCCTTATCATATCCGTTAGGGTCACAAAAAATACAGAAAGTATATCCGCAGCGTTCACATACAGGCCCATTATGATTTTCATACATCATTGCACAGTCATCAATTTCACCGTTCTCTGTACGCTCCCATTGATGTTCTGGATACTCTTCATGTTTATGTATTAGTGGTTTTGGAATCATTCTTTTATCATTCATTATTCATCACGCTCCCACTCTATCACTCTACCGCACCAGGGACAGAAGTTCGCAAGTCCTACCCATCTGCCCTCAATGGATTTTCCACAATCACACCACCCCCAGAGTTCTTTCCCCCAAGAATCTATTTGCTCTTTTGTTGCTCTTGTGCAATGTGCTATTCCTCTCGAATGCTGACCGTATTCTTTCTTTCCTTTATGAAGCCCATCGCTATATCCATCCGAGTAGGCTCGTTCGTACAAATTTTTCGCCATCCGGTCATAATAATCTGTATTTTTCATTCCTCATCACCCTCCTGCTGAAGTGGGGCATTTATAATGCAAGTGATAATATCCGGAATATGATGCCGAAATATTTCTTCCTGATTTTTGAAATATGCCACTGCTCCGCAAGCGGAAACTGTTGTTTCTCCTTTTCCCATACTCTTAATCGCCTTATCCGCCAATCTACTCATGCTTTCTGCGGCGCTTTCGCAGTATTCGATAATATCTCGAACCTTTATTGTATTGTCCATGCATTCTTCCAGTTTTTTATATATCTTCGTCGCTATCACCATCCATTTCTTTTAACAATTCACCCACGAAGTCTCTAATTCGTTTTTTATATTTATCGTTTAAGGTTTCGGGTTCTTCATCGCCGAAAATATCTACAATAAACTCTCTCATGGTCTGTTCGCTTATTTGAGCGTATTTCCGATCTGCTCTTGCGTTCGCTAAGTCGTTCTGTATGTCGATAATCGCCTTTACGCCCGCACGAAGATAACCGCTCAACGCCAAATATCCAAGCCCTAATTCATCGCAGTATGTCGTGTCGCCAGACTCTCCTTTTCTGTCCGTGATACTTGCTATCTGCAAGCAAATTTCAGACAACCTTGCTAAACTGTCTCTTTTCATATCTTCACTCCCCGTCATACGGCATTGGCAACGGCATCCACGCCACAACCTCACTGTATTCTGGCAACAAAATATCTGTCCCATTCATATAAAACTCATATCCCGGAGCGTAATTCTTTTCCAGATAATGAATCGGATAGCGCAATTCTCTTCGCCCACCGTAGCCGTGATTTTTGATTGTCACTATCAGGCAACTGCCAACTGGCGGCAAGCCGTCCTCCGCTATTGTTTTCCAATCGGTTGAAATTGGCTCATTGTCATTTCCAAAGTTAATCGGATGCAGGTCTAAATCTTTTTGGGTGAGACTTTCGATCTCCTGTAAACTATTAAACAGTGTCTTCCCCTCCACAAATACTTCAAGTGATCCAGGCTCGATTTCCATAAAGCCCCATTCTTCCTTGTCATACCCGCAGTTTTTATATATCTTGTCTACCATCTCCCCATGCTCGTTAAGCATTTTGAGGTGGTATCCGATAACAGTCTTACCCGTCTTTTTTGCTATTCCTCTAAATAATATTTCCATTAGTTCTCCTCCGGTTTATTCATATACATCTGCAATGTTCCTGTTATTTCTTCCCAGTCTCTAGCAAATTCTTTTTGCCAAGCTTCCTTGAAATCTTCAGTTCCTTCTAATTCCTTTTTGAGCTTTTCTTCTTGCTTTTCAACTTTCTGTCGATATAGCTCAGGATCTTTGCAGATTTTATCAATTACAGATCGGCTGTAACCGCTATAATCCTCTATTTCCGCTTTAGAAAGTCCTTTTTCTATTCCTTTTAAGGCTTTCCGTGCCCTGGAAACGTCAATTACCATTCCCACTCTTCCTACCTCCTGTCACCTTTTCCATCATGTCCTGCATGTTTTTGTCCGCTATGTGGTCCCTTACAGATTCCTCAGGAAAATTTACCTGGTAGCACATTTCCTTGATCCGGTTAGTGATCCGATCATCATATTTCAGGTCTTCTATTGGCTCATTGCTGGTAAAAATCGTCACTTTCTTGTCCACATATCGGTTATTTATAATCTCATAAAACTTGTCTTTTACCCAGTCCGTCACCCTTTCTGTGCCGAAGTCATCAATTATCAGCACTTCTGTAGTGGACAAGGCGGATAGTAACTGGCTTTCAGTCATTGCAGTTCCCGGGTCATAGCTCCGGCGGATCTCCGTCAGAATCCTCATACTTGTGGAAAATTTCACCTGCGTGTTATGTTTCTCCATAAGTTCATTCGCAATGCTGGCAGCCATTCTGGTCTTGCCACTTCCCTTGGTTTCAGAGCATATATACAGACCCATTCCCTTTCGTTTAGCGTCTTCAAACATGTCCAGATACTCTTTCACAATCTGGCAGGCTATACATGCCTTCTGGCGGCTCTCCTCGCTCTTGTAAGCCGAAATATTGAAGGAGGCAAGGTGTAAGTCGCTTAGCCCTTCTGGAAGCTCTGCAAATGCCATTCTGCGCTTCTGGATGGCTTTCTCTCTGCATACACATGGCGTTGCCACTTCCTTCCCGTCTATGACCTCAAGCACCCATTCATCCCCGTGGCAGATCGGGCAGACGTCAGAATCCTGTGAAGTCAACGTCCCCTCCTGAGTCGATAAACTCCTGGATGTAGTCTTTAGGCTTCGTAGTTTTTCCTCCAGAGTCATTTCCGTTCTCCTCTCCCAGATAATCCATAAACGGTGTATTCGGTCCCAAAAATGTGGAGCAAAGTTTTATATACCTACTGTCTCTCTGCTCTTTTTTGCACTCTTCAGCGTATCTTTTAACTGCTGTCATCAGCTCGTCCTCTGAAAAACCTTTGTTCAGCGTGGCCTTATATGCTTTATAGGCCGCTGACTTCTCTTTTTTTCTCGGGTACACCTTATAGAGCTCCTCAAACGCACACGAATATGTTTTATCTTTTTCCTTTACATTTACATTTTCCTTTTCATTTTCCTTTACATTTACATTAGCTTCACTTTTGCTTGTGTTTTGCTTACATTTTGCTTCACTTTTGCTTACAGCTTGCTTCACTTTTGGTTTCTTTCCGTTCTCATACCGCTTATTATTTGCATCAATCTGTGGTTTAACAAGAAGAAAAATGGCAAGTGCAATTCCATCTATTTCAGGCTGGACATCATTCATTGCATATTCCATTATTGCTGTATATGCTTTAAGTTGATCCGCCTCTGGAATGTTCTTGATAGCATCGTAGAAGCTCCTGTAAAACACTACGCTGTCTCTCAAGTCTGTCCGGCCTCCCATTCCCTGTATTGCTCCATAAAATCTTCAAGTCTTAATATTGCAAGCCATTCACAGTTATTCTTTCTGTGCATAACCACAGGAATCTCTCCTATTTTTTTGTCTCTTTTGGCTTGATCCATAGCGTCATATATGCTTAATCTTTCTGTGCGTTTTACTTCTATGTGTATTCCGGGAAGTCCAATAACGTCAGCGTTTCCGTTTGCTCCGCAAAACTGCTGACCTCTTTTGCAATCATAACCGTATTCACGGAGCTTTTTTGCAAGCTCTCGTTCTCCTCTCTTCCCCTTCTCTCGGCTCATTTTACCCATCCGATCACTCCTTTCTCCCCTCCGAAGAGGGGTTATTTGTGATATATTATCGGGCGCATATCAGAACCCATTTATATATAACCGTTTCCGGTTATATCCTCCTGTACCACTATTCCGTATACGTGGTACATCTGCTCAAATGCTTTCATTCCTCGTTGATGTGCTGCTGTGTGGTGTTCCCGGCAGAGGCAGATTTTCCTGTACCCGGAATCATCTACATATCTCCGGTCCCTTCCGGCCCCTATTGCGTCTACATGGTGTATCTCTCCAGGTCTCCCGCACACAGCACACCTCTTATTTTTTATGCAGGAATAGAGGTATCTTCCTATATCATCTGTCCTCTCTATTCCTCTCTCTGAAAGCGGTATGCCCTCTTCTAAGGCATAATCTAGTATGACATTGATAAATTCTCTAGCTGTATCCATAGAACAGTCAGAAAGGCTAAAATAAGGGTTTCCAGTGCGTTCTATGTATAGATATTTCAGCCATTCTTTCTGTTCTTCCGGAAGGTATCCTGTCCATGAGGAAATATCCCGGATAGTAGCATATGCTTTCCTGCGCTGCAATGAAGTAATGGTACGGCCATCATCTATGCGTATCTCTGCATACCTGGCCTTTTTCTCTGTTATGTATTGCCCCAGATCCACACCTGGGATCTTTATCTGCAGGGATGTCCCGTCCTGGTCTATCCTGTATTTCTCAAGAACAGCATGTTCATACATTATTCTTCTCCCATCTTCCTCATGAGTACGTCAAACTGGTCAACAGTAAGCTCTGAAAGCTCTTTAACCTTAAAAAAACTGCATACATTTTCTATCGTCTGATTGTGCTTCGGAATACATTTTTCAAGAGTCGATATCTGCGCTTTTGTAAGCGTTTTGGGTTTTTCGGGTGGTAGATCCTCACCAGAGTAAATGTACAACCCTAAACCAAACATAGCTATGTTCTTTACCAAGCACCGCATTATAGCTGTGTTGATGTCAAACATTGTAGCCGGATCTACCGTTTTATCTTTCCATTCGCCTGTCCACTTTCCGCCTCTATAATCTTTTACCTGATATGTATAAGGCTTAGATTTCATAGCCTTGTTAGCTCCGTCCATTACAGGCAGCCACATTGTTCTCTCGACCCCATCTATTTCCATAGATGTCATTACAATATATCCCAGGTTTTCATCTTCAAGGTATGGCTTTCCGTCAAACATCTTAATTTCATATTTAGCAGATGGATATTTTTTCATCACTTCTGCCCATGCCCATGACCATGAAAGATATGTAAGTCCATTTTTCTTTTCTGTATGGTCATTTACATTTATGGAATTAAGTTCGTCAAAAATTGACATCCTCATTCTCCTTTCTGTATACCCAGTTTCCAGAAAAGGCATAATCAATAATGCCCTTTCTGGCCTCTTCAAATGTTTCAGAGTCCTTTACAATGTCCATAAAGGTTTCTTTTTCTGATTCCGTGCCATCTTCTAACATTCCGCAGGCAAACATAAAGGCTTCTTCGTCTTCCACTTGCCTATACCCGTTAAACTCTATGTACATCAGATTGCCTCCGATTCACCAGGATCACATCCACACAGCGCAAGAATCAATTTCTTTTCCGGATCGTATTTAACACTTTTCACTATCCGCTCAATATCTCTTAAATTCTCCGAATTCCTAACCAGCTCTTCATATTCCCTGCGTGGAATTGTTACGGTATCTATTTTTTCTACTCCAAATCCATTAAAGTACTCAAAAGCGTCTCTTCCATTTACTTCTATCATTCTTATTCCTCCTTTACTTTCTTTCCTCCCTGGGATATAATATCTATATCCCGAAATTATCTTCTGGCCCGTGTTTGCTCCGGCATCATGGGCCCATCTTTTTGCCTATCTCCATCACCCCCAGACAGGCTGCCAAGGATATCAGCAGCACCGGGAGGCTCATGGAGTCTGCGCCGGAGGCGATTAACATAAATCCGATCAGCCCGGCGGCAGTGATTTTGTCTCCTTTGGTCATTCCGTGATATCACTCCATTCAAATCTGCCTTTTCCGGAATTTCTCCATTGGCCGATTCCTCTAAGCTTTCCGTAATCCAGCCATTCAATGACTAAATTCATGTCTGCATCTACAAGGCACTGGATCGTGAACTCTATGGTTGATCCGGCAGGAATTGATTCACTGTTTGCAAGGGATATCCTTTCTCCTTGCGCTGTCTGAGCCCTTAATGGCCTCTGACATGTTGAGATATCTCCGTCAAACTTGATAGGGATTCTTTTTTCTTTTACAAAAATCAGGCCATCAATTTCTTTTTTGTAGGCCTTTATTTTGCTCGAATGGGTTTTCGGAACTTTCCGCAGCATACCGCAGGCGTCCTTGAAAAACCCTTTAATCTGGTAATCCTGTAGAAATGGAATACCGTCCTCCTTTGGGAAGATTGTCATTGACTTCTCGGTTACTTCATCAACCCCCAGAGCTTCTACTTCTTCCTCCAAGGTCTGTGCGTCCGGAGCCTTTGAGCCAATGAATTTCCTGTAAATCTCCGGATCAGATGGAGAAGTCCCTAAAATCTCCTCCAAAAATGTCAGTCTCACTTTCATTTCTTTCATGCTTTTGTTTCCTTTCTTATTTTTCTTTCCTTGCTTCGCATCTCTCTGCCATTGCTATGCCAATCTGTGCCCCGCGTATCCTCAGCATCACAATGCCTTACTTAGCTTTTCCCTTGCCAATCGAGTCCGTTCCAAGCTTTTCCATTGCTTATCAAATCACCGCATCGCCTTTCTCTGCCGTAGCAGCACTGCGCTTCGCAATTCTATCGCTTTTCTACTCTATGCAGGGCCTTTCCTTCGCCTTTCAGCTCGCTTCGTTGCCATTCTATTCCGCTGCGTTGAACCTCGATACCTCGCTTTTCCACGGCAGATCTGGGCCAAGCCAAGCTACGCCATTACAGAGCGTGTCCACGAACAGCTTTGCCATGTTAATCCTTTTTCTCGGGCTTCTTCTTTTTGCTTTCTGTAGTGTTCTCTTCCGGAACTTCCGCACTCCGTACCTTGATCAGAGTGCCTTTGCTCTTGCCATTCTTCTTTCTTTTAATCAGTTGTGACATTGTCCACATCACCTCCTATATTGCTGTTGTAATTGTTCTGGCCTTCGCCATCCTGGTACACATACTCATAGCTGTTAAAAGTATGTATCCAGTAGGCATTTGTGCCTATCAGGGCCGCCATAGTCAGGATCCAGGTTACGAACCACATTTTTGCGTTCCGCTTTGCCTGTTCCAGAACCTCCATGGCAAAAGTGTTATTAGTGTCTTTTTCCATAAATTTCCTCCAATTTAGAACAAATGTTTGTTTTTCTATTGCCATTCGCAGGAAATTATGGTAATATAAACCTGCAAACAGCTAGACTGGTTAGCTGGTTACATGCCTCGGTGGTGGCCCGAACACTGCCGGGGCGATTTTTTTATTTATTTTTCTTCCGTCACTACTGTGTCAGCTCCCTGGACAGTTACCCATCCATGTTCTTTTCTGGCTTCAGCTTCTGTCATTCTTATAAGCTCGTCTGTAATGGAAGCCGCCTTAATACGGTTCGCTTCAGCCTCTGCCTCCGCATTGGTGATCGTTACCGCCTTATCTGCCTCTGCTTTTGCCTTGGCTGCTTCTCCCTGGGCCAGTGCGGTCTGTTTATCAAGCTCTGCTTTTTCAGCGTCCTGCTTGGCCTGCTCTTTTGCCTGGACCTTTGCTTGAAGCTCTTCGTCCAGCTGGACATCAATGATCAGAGCAGAAGAAACGTTAATTCCGTATTCTTCATTCAGTTTGGAATTAAGGTATTCTGTAATGGCCTGTCCAACTTCAGCCCTCTTATCAGAATAGATATCCATAACAGAAAACTGCGGTGTCACTTCCTTTATGTAAGCCAGGATAGAGTTTTTGACCTTTGACTCTACAATCTGATCGCCTTCCATCCCGTTGAATCTTTCATACAGGCCGGTAACTTTTTCTGGTATAAAATTATAGTTAATGGTCATGTTCATTTTTACCATTCCGCCATCTGCAGGAGCGTCTACGTGCGTATCCTGGTCAAGTTTTTCTTTGTTGAAGTCCGCTGCATTATTACTAAGAACAAGCTGCTGCTGGCTCACAGGAAAGTCGCTTACCTTATCAAATGGCCCAACAAAGTGAAATCCTGGCCCTAAGGTATCTTCTTTTACTCCGCCTTTCATGGAGTAGACTACCCCAACTTCTCCCTGCCCTACTTTAGTAAGTGATAATGCACAGTACGCACCTCCGGCGATTACAGCTAATGCAATAATCACTCCTACAATTTTTGCTTTCATTCTTCGTCCTCCTTGATTTTGTTTTTCATTTTATCGTAAGCCTCAGACTCTACATCAAAGGCCTTTCGATCTCTTTTAATATGGAGATCCACTTGGCTCCACACTCTCCAGATTGCAAGCCCGGCCAGCGAAAGAACCAATACCGCTGCAACAAAAATTAGGAACCTTCCAACAATCATTGTGTTCTCTCCTTATCCTTCCACTTCTTATCTCTTTCTTCCAGAGCCTCCACCGGAATCCCCAGGGCCTGAGCTGCCAGGTACGGATAAAATTCATACACCCTACGGTTTCGGCTGGTATTTGCCACCTTGCTGTAGGCGTTCATTTTCCGCTTGGCCTGCTCACGGAAAGCCTGATCTGGGATTCCCAATATGTATGCGGCTCGTTCCGCATTTCTTATAATTGGATCCGTGTTATCACTCCTTTCTGCTTCCTTCTTGTATTCCAACCACGTAGCTTTTCAACTCACCCTTTCTTTATCACTTTCAAAGAGATATGCGATATCGTATTCCGGAAGCAGCTCAGTTTTTGTGTTTTTCGCTTCAGGGAAACTAAAATCTGTCTCTTCGTTAATTTTGTTCCAGACAGTTTTTTCTGAAACATTTAAAAAAGCTGCATATGCTTTTAAAGAAATACCTTTGTTGTCTAAAGCTCTTTTTAAATTTGCAAGCAATATATTTTCCTCCTTTCGTTTACCCCTACGGGTAATTTGTGATTATATATTATACCCTTATTCGTAGTTTGTCAATAACTTTTTACTTTTAGTGGTATTTTTTTTCTGATTTTGTTACCCTTATGTGTTACTCTTTCATTAGGAGGTGAGAAAATGAATTTTTTTAGAAAAGCTAGATTTTTTAAGCAATGACTAATCTATGACTAATCTATGACTAGATAATAAAAACTTAGACATTAAAAACCGCCCCAGTGCTGCCAACACCAGGACGGCTAGAAGTGTACATCCGAAGATGAACGTGTTTTGCAATAATATTGTATCATCTTCGGAGGCAGTGAGCAATCAGAAAGTTTGTTCGCTGTTTTTGCATTTTTTGATCGAAGTTGCAATTAAAACCAGATTAAAACAGGAACCTTATTTTTAAAGGATTTTTGGCATTTTTGTCGAAAATGTGTCTAAAATAGAAATGTTATTAAATAGGAAGAAATCGAAGATGATACAATAAAATAATTTTAAAAAAGTCCGCTTTGTCTATTGACATTACACGCATTGCGTGGTATTATAATATCAGAAAGAGATAAGGAGGAAAACAAAATGAAGAAATACAATTTATCAGAGATCATGAAAAGGGCATGGAAGTTATTTAAGGGATCCAGAAAATTATCTGAAAGATTCTGGATTACAATGAGCGAAGCAATGAAAAAAGCATGGGCCGAAGCTAAAGCAGCGGTAAAGGCAAACGCAATTATCGCACAGAAATATTTTAATTTTAACATCAGCGGATGCGAAGTACTTATTAACCTTGGCGACGGGATCGTATCCGGAGAGACTTACAGATGCAAAGAAACATTAAAAGCCTATGGCCTTAAATTTAACGGCCATGAGAAGTATTGGGAAGGATCCGCAAAAGATATTGAGGATCTTGTAAGAGCTTACGCATAGGAGGTATTAGGATGTATATTAAAGGTATAGGGAAAATTAGTCAAAAAGAAGTGATGTCAATCTTGACGGCAGACGGAAAAGCGGCCGTAAAGAACGGAGATATTACACTGGAAGAGCTGGGCGAAATGTATAAACTGGAGATGGTAAAAAAGAATTCCAAGGTTGGAAGCTTGCAATCCACTTTTGCTGAATCATATAAATGGATCCCGGATGATCTTAAATCAGTCCTTAGCCCTGAACAGCTTGCGGAGCTTACAGACAAGTTCTACGATTGCTACAGCGCAGGAAAATCAGAAAAGTAAAAGACAGGGCATTTGCCCTGTCGTCTACCAGATTATCGTAAATCTCATTATTTCAATCCATGTCCGCCGGTATTGCTGGCGAATCCGTAACAGAGAGCATCCACTCTGTACGACAATATTATTATAGCTCAGAAAGAGCTATTTGTCTATAGGATGTAAAATGAAAGTAAAAAAAATAAGAGAATTGACTGGGCTTAACCAGTCTGAATTTTCCAGGAAGTACAATATTCCTCTGCGGACCATACAAGACTGGGAGGCAGAGAGAAGAACACCGCCCGAGTATGTATTAGAACTACTTGAAAGGGTGGTAAATGAAGATGTGAATAAATCAGCCCCGGTTTAATCACCGGGGCCTTCTTCTTGATCTCTCAAAATTTTCTCTTCTAATGCCTGTATGATATAGGCATTTAAGCTCACGTTATTTTCCTTTGCAATTCGCATATACCTTTCCTTGTCTTCTTTGGGAACTCGCAGCTTGTATTCTCCCAAGCTCTTCAGGTATCGCTTTGTTGCTTCTGCCTGAGCTTCCGTGTATTTGTTTCCCATAGTCCCCTCCTTTCTGGATAATTATACCGTAAATTTGTATATGGGTGTATATACATTTTTACTAAATATTAAAGGCAATGTTTGTGAAGAATGCCTATTGAAATATATGGGGTTATATACTATAATATAATCATCAAAAGGAAATAAGAAAAGGAGGAAACAAAATGACAGAAGAAA